AGCTTTGAAGGTCTCCACCATTGCCCTAGTTTCTTTATGCAGTAAATCTACTTTAGCCTCAACTTCAATGAGACGTTGGTAGATTTCGTAATGTGAGATGTCTTCGTTCATGGTGCGTCAGGCCACTCAATCGTCAAAGGGAAGCCAGTTTGTGCAGTTATATCACGCAATGCTTGGCGGTATGTGGTAAACGCTGCGGGAATGTCTGCACTGGTTTCAAACGATTTTACAGCAACCCAATCACAATCTAATAGCAGTTTATCGCGCTTTGCTCTAGCAGTAGAAGCATAGTCCTCTAACACCTCAGCATAGCGGTCAGGGTCATTCTCTTGCATCGTCTGCAAATGTGACACGCCTTTAACTACTGCTGTGCCATTCCATGTGCAAGCGTAGTCTCGCCAGTCTGCAGGTAAGGTGTCGGTGGTGATAACTTGTGCATTGGCGCTGTTTATGTCTAGCGCAATGATGTCATCGGCGACAAGCCTGTCTGTAAGAAGCACATCTGCCCCATCACTAAAAGCGTACTTGACCTGATTGTTTGATACAACGATTTTCATATTAACCTTTCACTAAAAGTTCTGTTGCTGATACTGCTTTTCCAGCATAGGTGTTGGTGGCTGTTGCTGTCAACGTGCCATCGTCATTGACGTAGTAAAGCGTGTCGGGTGTTAGCCCTGTTTGGCTTTCGTTTATGCCGGCAACTGTTGTAACCGTTACGGCATCGGTGTCTGACACCGCCTGCGTTGATAGGCCAATGTAAGAGGGAGCATTGGTGGAAGCATTCTGAAATACCACGCTTGTACCATAATTAGAGTTACCTTCATCCCTATAAGCAATAACTACCTTCTGGGCGTTAGAGTCATATGTTGCTGACATATAGATACTACCAGCACTTTCAAATACTACAGCAGTGCCGAAGCTAATTAATGTACCGCTTACAGTCCCTACAATCGCTGTACCATAGCTAGAGTTACCAATATCCCTATAAGCAATAACAACCTTTTGGGCGTTAGAGTCATATATTGCTGATATGTAGGGACTTTGAGCGCTCTCAAATACTACAGCAGTGCCAAAAGAAATACTTGTACCACTTACAGTTCCTACAATGGCAGTGCCATAACTAGAGTTACCCCCATCCCTATAAGCAATAACAACCTTTTGGGCGTTAGCATCATATGTTGCTGATATGGAGTCTATATTAGCGCTCTCAAATACAACAGCAGTGCCGAAGCTAATTGATGTACCACTTACAGTACCTACAATCGCTGTTCCATGATTAGAGTTACCACCATCCGCATAAGCAATAACAACTTTCTGTGCGTTAGCATCATATGCTGATGATATGTAGTCACTAGTAGCACTTTCAAACACGACAGCAGTGCCGAAGCTAATTGACGTACCGCTTACAGTCCCTACAATCGCTGTACCATAACTAGAGTTACCCCCATCCCTATAAGCAATAACAACCTTTTGGGCGTTAGAGTCATATATTGCTGATATGTAGACACTATTAGCACTTTCAAATACAACAGCAGTACCAAAGCTAATTGATGTTCCGTCCACAGTTCCTACTATTGCTGTTCCATAACTAGAGTTACCCTCGTCCCTATACGCAATAACTACTTTCTGAGCGTTAGAGTCATATGTTGCTGATATGAAGGTACTATAAGCGCTTTCAAATACAACAGCAGTGCCGAACGATATGCTTGTACCACTTACAGTTCCTACAATAGCAGTGCCATAATTAGAGTTGCCACCATCCTGATAAGCAATAACAACCTTTTGGGCGTTAGAGTCATATGTTGCTGATATGAAGAGACTACTAGCACTCTCAAATACAACAGCAGTGCCGACAGCCTGATCTACCCCAGCAATCACACTTACTGTGCCATCAGCGTTAATGCCTACTGTGGCTCCGTTGCCAATAGAGCCGCTTGCCACAAAGCCAGTAGCACCCCCCAACACTGGAAACGTATTGCCAGAGCCTGTTAAGTCTTTATTGGTTGGTGCCTGTGTGCCAGCCGCTGTCAGCACATTGCCCGACGTTACTAAAGTTGATAGTGTTGTCATGTTATCCTCTCACTAGAAGTTTTGTAGATGCCAACGCTCGGCCTGCATAGGTGTCTGTAACGATTGTTGTTAGGTCGCCGTTGTCAGCAACGTAGTAGAGTGAGGCAGCAGTTAACCCTGTGATGTCTTCATTGACGCCCCCAATAATTGTTACGTCTACAGGGTCTGTGTCAGTTACAGTTTGTGTTGATAGGCCAATGTAAGAGGGAGCATTGGTGCCTTCGTTTTGGAATACCACGCTTGTTCCATAACTAGAGTTACCATCATCCCTATAAGCAATAACAACCTTTTGGGCGTTAGAGTCATATGTTGCTGATATGTAGAAACTATTAGCGCTTTCAAATACAACAGCAGTGCCAAACGATATGCTTGTGCCACTTACAGTACCTACAACCGCTGTACCATACTGAGAGTTACCAACATCCCTATAAGCAATAACTACCTTCTGGGCATTAGCATCATATACTGCTGATATGGAGTTACTACTAGCACTTTCAAATACAACAGCAGTGCCGAAGCTAATTGATGTACCACTTACAGTACCTACAATAGCAGTGCCATAATGGGCGTTAGCATCATCCTGATAAGCAATAACAACCTTCTGGGCGTTAGCATCATATGTTGCTGATATGTAGAGAGTAGCAGCGCTCTCAAATACAACAGCAGTGCCGAAGCTAATCGATGTGCCGCTCACAGTCCCTACTATTGCTGTACCATAACTAGAGTTACCCTGATCCCTATAAGCAATAACAACCTTCTGGGCATTAGAGTCATATGTTGCTGATATGTGTCGACTAGCAGCGCTCTCAAATACAACAGCAGTGCCAAATGATATACTTGTACCGCTTACAGTTCCTACAATAGCTGTTCCATGCTCAGAGTTACCAATATCCGTATAGGCAATAACTACCTTCTGGGCGTTAGAGTCATATACTGCTGATATGTAGGTACTAGCAGCGCTCTCAAATACAACAGCAGTGCCAAACGATATGCTTGTGCCACTTACAGTACCTACAACCGCTGTACCATACTGAGAGTTACCAACATCCCTATAAGCAATAACTACCTTCTGGGCATTAGCATCATATACTGCTGATATGGAGTTACTACTAGCACTTTCAAATACAACAGCAGTGCCGAAGCTAATTGATGTACCACTTACAGTACCTACAATAGCAGTGCCATAATAAGAGTTACCATCATCCTGATAAGCAATAACAACCTTTTGGGCATTAGCGTCATATGTTGCTGACATGTAGTTACTAGTAGCGCTCTCAAATACAACAGCAGTACCCGCACCTTCAGTCACACCAGCAACAACACTCACAGTGCCATCGCTATTCAACACCACTGTATCGCCTGTGGAAATTACACCGCTTGCTACAAAGCCCTGAATGCTTGTAGCTGGAAACGTGTTGCTAGCTGCTGTTAAGTCTTTGTTTGTCAGCGTCTGCGTGTTGCCAACAGTGGAGACATTACCAGCTAGGGTTGAGAGTGTTGTCATTGCTGTACCAGTATAGATGTTGTAGACAGCGCACGTCCTGCCAATACGCCTGTGTCGCTTGTGCTTAGTGTGCCGTCATCACTGACGTAGTAGGAGGTTCCAGCAGTTAGCCCAGCCTGCTCAGTGTTTTCAGCGCTAAGGGTGTTGATTGAGACAGGGTTGGTGTCAGTGCCAGCCTCTGCCGCAAAGCCTATGAATGACCGGGCGTTGGTGGAATCATTCTGAAATACCACGCTTGTACCATAACTAGAGTTACCATTATCCCTATAAGCAATAACAACCTTTTGGGCGTTAGAGTCAAATGTTGCTGATATGAAGTCACTAGTAGCGCTCTCAAATACAACACCAGTGCCAAAGCTAATGCTTGTACCGCTTACAGTTCCAACAATAGCTGTTCCATAATTAGAGTTACCAACATCCCTATAGGCAATAACAACCTTTTGGGCGTTAGCATCATATGTTGCTGATATGTAGAGACTATAAGCGCTCTCAAATACAACAGCAGTGCCGAAGCTAATACTTGTGCCGCTTACAGTACCTACAATAGCAGTGCCATAATTAGAGTTACCACCATCCGCATAAGCAATAACAACCTTCTGGGCGTTAGCATCATATGTTGCTGATATGTACTCACTATTAGCACTCTCAAATACTACAGCAGTGCCAAAGCTAATACTTGTACCGCTCACAGTTCCTACAATCGCTGTACCATAATTAGAGTTACCAACATCCTTATAAGCAATAACTACCTTCTGGGCGTTAGCATTATATGTTGCTGATATGTAGAAACTATTAGCGCTCTCAAATACAACATTAGTGCCAAACGATATACTTGTACCGCTTACAGTACCTACAATAGCTGTACCACGATTAGAGTTACCACCATCCCTATAAGCAATAACTACCTTTTGGGCGTTAGAGTCATATGTTGCTGATATGAAGTCACTAACAGCACTTTTAAATACAACAGCAGTGCCGAACGATATGCTTGTACCACTTACAGTCCCTACAATCGCTGTGCCACGATTAGCGTTACCACCATCCCTATAAGCAATAACTACCTTCTGGGCGTTAGCATCATATGTTGCTGACATGTGGTGACTAGTAGCGCTTTCAAATACAACAGCAGTGCCGAAGCTAATCGATGTGCCGCTCACAGTCCCTACTATTGCTGTACCATAACTAGAGTTACCACTATCCGTATAAGCAATAACAACCTTCTGGGCGTTAGAGTCATATGTTGCTGATATGTAGAAACTATTAACGCTTTCAAATACTACAGCAGTGCCTGCACTTTCAGGCACACCAGCAACTACGCTCACAGTGCCATCGCTATTCAGGGCTACCGTAGCTCCATTACCTATTGTGCCTGATGCTACAAACGTGTTATTTCCTGCCCTTGAAGCTGGCAATGTGTTGCTTGCGGCTGTGAAGTCTTTGTTGGTTACAACAGCCGTCCTATTGGCTGTCAGCACATTACTAACAGGAAGTAGACTAGACAGTGTTGCCATTAGTTAGCCCCCACTTGTGTGTACACCGCCCATGTAGTGCCTGTATAAACAAGCTGGACTGACACGGAATCAATGTCGCAAACCAAATCCTCTGCTGCACCGCTTATGGTAGAGCCGTTGCGCCCAATAGTTAAATTATCTGTTCCCCAATTGCTTGTGGGGTCGGCTACCACAACTTGAGCGCCTGTGTCTGGACTAGCGGGCAATGTCACTGTAAACGCACCACCAGAGGTGTCAGCAAGTACGCCTTCTTTGTCTATGGTTGTGTAGTTAGCCGTCTTAGTAACATACTCCAAACCACCCGCAGCAGGTAGTGCAGATGTCCATGTAGTGCCATTAGATGTTAAAATGTTGCCAGAGGTACTAGGTGCTACATAGCCAAGGACTGTTGAGCCAATTGCAGACGTAGGTAGGACACCAGTTAGTGTATTGTCTGCGTATGTAATAACCTTATTAGTGAACGTCTGCGCTCCTGATAAAGTAACCTCACCAGTCTCAAAGTAAGCCAGACTAGTCCAAGCAGTAGCGCCATCGCCACGCTTCATCTTATTAGTATCAGTCTCGACACCAAACTCATTCTGAGCAAGGATAGGATTTGCTGAAGTCCATGCAGCAGCAGTGCCACCACGTAATTGAATAATACTAGCCATTAAGGATTACCTCCGTTGTAATTTTGTGCAGTTAAATAAACAGAATCTGGAGCACCGCCATCAAGATTTGTTTTGAATAAAGAATCAGCTTCTGCTTTAGTATATGTATTTGCAACACTAAAAGCACCGTAAGCAACAATGTCAACAATGTCGCCTGCTGTAGCGCCAACAGTCAGCACAATGTTAACACCGCTAGAGGCTGTAAAGTCTGTACCAGCAACTTGTTTAACACCGTTTAAATAAACATCTACAAAGCCTGCATCGTACGTAATAGCAAATGTAGTCTGGCTAGCTGTTGCTGTGTATACGCTGCGTTGTGATGTACCGTTGACGGCTGAACCTGCGGCTACCCAGCTAGAGCCTGTGTACACGCGCATCTGGTCTGCCGTAGTATCAAAGTACAAAGCACCAGTGATGAGAGCATCACCGTCATTGTCTAATGTTGGCGCAGAAGACTTAGCGCCTAAGTAACGATCATCAAAAGAGTCGTAAGAGGCAGCAGCATTAGTAGCAGAAGTTGAGGCAGTAGAAGCAGAACTAGCAGCGTTAGTAGCTGATGTAGAAGCACCACTAGCTGATGTTGCAGCGTTAGATGCAGACGTTTCAGCAGCAGCGGCTGATGTAGCAGCATCCGTTGTAGAGCCATACAGAACGTCAATGTAGTTCTTTGTTGCGGCATCTTGTGCAGAAGTAGGATCACCAACCCCTGTAAGCTTGTTTGTGCCTAGAGCAATAGCGCCAGTCATTGTGCCGCCTGCGGTTGCTAGCCTTGTATCACGCTGCGTGTCTACATATGTCTTAGTAGCTGCGTCTTGGTTTGCTGCTGGATCACCCAAGCCTGTAATCTTGCTTGTACCCATTGCTATAGCACCAGACATAGTACCGCCTGCTAATGGAAGCTTGGAAGCAATAGAGTTGGTTACAGTTGTAGCAAAGTTGGCATCATCACCTAAAGCTGCCGCTAGTTCATTAAGAGTGTCTAGTGCAGCAGGGGCTGAATCAACCACGTTAGCAATTGACGTATCCACATATGCTTTAGTCGCTGCGTCTTGTGCGCTTGTAGGGTCTGTCAGGTTGGTAATCGTGGCAGACGTTCCGGCGTTCATGTTTAAGCCGCCGTTAATGACAACATCATTAAAGGAAGAACTACCGCCAGAGGCTGTTACATTTCCCGTTAAGTTTCCAGTGACGTTGCCGGTTACATCGCCTGTGACGTTACCCGTCACGTTGCCGGTTACATTGCCTGTCAAGCCGCCAGAGAAACCTGTAGAAGCTGTGACCAATGTGCCTGTAATGGCTTGTGCAGATGAGCCACCGATCACAGTGCCGTCAATCGTGCCTGCGTTAATATCAGCAGAGGCAATCGTTGCCGCAGTGTTTACGGTTAGGTTAGTAACAGTGGCAGCAACAGCAGTTGACGCACCGATGACAGTGTTATCAATTGTACCTGCGTTGATGTCAGCAGTATCAGCAACAAGGCTGTCGATATTAGCTGTACCATCAATGTATAAGTCTTTAAACTCTAAGGAGGCTGTGCCTAAGTCTAGGTCATTGTCTGTGACAGGAACAATGGCACCGTCTTGAAAGCGCAGTTGCTCAGTAGATGTGCCACCCACTTCAACAAACACACCGTGGCGGTTGTTAGTAGTGTCTACAGCAATTTTGTTCTTACCA